AAATGAATTTTGACGAAGCCAAGTGCGTCGTTGAAGAGGGTGCCAGCACCGTAGAAGGCAAGCCCAAGGACTTGTTTATGCGCGGCATCTTTGTTCAGGGTGGCACTAAGAACCATAACCAGAGAATCTATCCCGTCAACGAAATTCGTATGGCAGTGGATAGTATCAATGACACCCTGCGCAGGGGAGAGAGTGTTCTCGGCGAAGCCGACCACCCTGAGGAACTGAACATTAACATCGACCGTGTTTCACACATGATCACCGAGATGTATATGGACGGTCCAAATGGTATGGGCAAGCTGAAGATTCTCCCAACCCCAATGGGTAATATTGTTCGCACCCTTCTTGAGAATGGTGTGAAGCTTGGAGTTAGCTCACGCGGTTCCGGTAACGTGGACGAAAGTGGTAATGTTTCAGATTTTGAAATTGTTACCGTTGATATCGTGGCACGTCCATCGGCACCCGAAGCTTACCCCAAGGCCGTTTACGAGGCACTAAATATGCGTCGTCGTGGTGCGGTCATTGAAGATCTGGCACAAGCCGTGAAGCATGATCCCAAGGCTCAAGGACATCTTGCAAAAGAGCTCTTGAACTGGATCCACAACCTCAAAGCCTAAGGAGAAGTTTCATGGATAATGGACTGAATTCGCTCCTAGAGTCGGGTCTTCTAAATGAAGACACAAAGACCGCACTCGAAGAAGCATGGAACGCAAAACTAGATGAGGTCCGCTCAAGCATCCGTGAGGAAGTTGAAGAGCAGGTCAGAGAAGAGTTTTCGATCCGCTTTGATGCTGACAAGGGAAACCTTGTTGAAGCAATGGACAACATGCTCACTGATGCTGTCAAGCAGTATGCAGCAGAACAGGTTGCCGCAACCAAAGCACTAAACGAAGAACGCGCAAATCTAACACTGGCTATCAAGGAGGCACGCGCCTCTTACAAGTCCAGGATTGCTGAGCACACCAAGATGCTTGAGCAGTTTGTTATGACCCAATTGGCTGAAGAGCTAAAGGGCATCACTGAAGATCATGCGTTGATGCAGGAACAGCGTGTCAAGCTAGCAAAGGAAATCTCGGAAGCCAAGGCTTCCTACGAAACCAAGCTGGCAGAACATATTTCCAGCATCGATAAGTTTGTGATGACCAAGCTCTCTGAAGAGATTGGTTCGGTTAAAGCACAAGAAAAGGCACTCGCCGAGCAGCAGGTAAATAACGCCAAGAAGCTACGTGAGCACCGCATTTCGATGAACGAGCAGACCGCTGCTCGTATCAACAAACTAGAGGGCTTTGTCCTCGAAACATTGAACAAGGAAATCAGTGAACTGGAAGAAGACAAGAATGCTCTTGTTGAAGCCAAAGTTAAACTGGTTGCTGAGTCCAAGGCAAAGTTGGATGAGACCAAGAAGGCATTCATTGCTCGCGCAAGCAAGCTAGTTGAATCAACCATCGACGCTCAAATCCGCAGTGAACTGACTCAGTTGAAGGAAGATATTCAAGAAGCACGAAACAACATGTTTGGTCGCCGACTGTTTGAAGCTTTCTCAGCCGAGTTCATGACTAGCTACCTCAGTGAAGGTTCTGAAGTTCGCAAGCTGCAAGCTCAGCTCAGCGAAAGCAAGAGCCAGCTGGAAGCTGCTAACAAGATTCTGAATGAAAAGAACGAGCTAATCTCCCTCTCCGCACGCAAGGCGAAGTTGGCAGAAGAGCGCGCTGCTCGAATTCAGATTAAAAACGACCTCCTCTCCCCACTAAGCAAGGAGAAGAGGAACGTGATGGAAGAACTTCTTGATACCGTGAAAACGGAAAAACTCAAAGAAGCTTTCCAGAAGTACCTTCCAACTGTCCTCAACGAGGGCATGAGGAATGCAAACCAGGGTCGTCGCGCACTGTCTGAGACAGCCGCCGAACCCAAGAAAACGGTGGCCGTAACTGGCAACCGCGTCAACCCACTTGCTGAATCTGCCCGCGCGGAGGATGTTCCTGCAAAATCGAATACCGAGATTGCTGAGCTTCGCCGACTGGCTGGAATTGAAGAATAAGGAGAATCTTTACAATGGCTAATCTTTTTGAAAGCAATTGGAAGGCTACCAAGGAGGCTCTCTGCGAGGGTCGTGACCTTCAGGTCAACATGGATGGCTCGCCAAACCCCAACAAGCAAAAGGTCATGGAGACCGTTCTTGAGAACACTCGCCAGGACCTAATGCGTCGTAACCCACTGATGGAAACTGCTACCGCTGGTGGTACTGCTTCCGGTAACGTAGCAACAATGAACAAGGTAATTCTACCAGTTCTGCGTCGCGTTATGCCAACTGTTATTGCGAACGAAATCATCGGCGTCCAGCCAATGACCGGTCCAGTAGCACAGATCCACACCCTGCGCGTTCGCTATGCGGACAACGCTGCTGGTGTGACTGCTGGTGCAGAAGCTCTGAGCCCATTCGATATTGCTAAGGCATACTCGGGTAACGGCAACACCAATGCAAACATGCCACGCGCTGCTTCAACCGCAGCTCTTGAAGGTCGCCCAGGTAACCGCCTGAGCATCCAGATCTTGAAGGAAACCGTCGAAGTCAAGACCCGTAGGCTCTCGGCTCGCTGGACCTTTGAAGCTCAGCAGGATGCACAGGCCCAGCAGGGTATCGACATTGAAGCTGAAATCATGGCTGCTCTGGCACAGGAAATCACCGCAGAAATCGACCAGGAAATCCTGAACTCGCTGCGTATGCTTCCTGGCACTGCAACTGCAACCTACGATCAGGGTGCCGTTTCCGGTACTGCTACGTTCGTTGGTGATGAGCACGCTGCTCTTTCGGTTCTAATCAACCGTCAGGCAAACTTGATTGCTCAGCGCACTCGTCGTGGTGCAGCTAACTGGATCGTGGTGAGCCCAACTGCTCTAACCATTCTTCAGTCGGCAACTACCTCGGCATTTGCTCGCACCACTGAAGGTGTGTTCGAGGCTCCAACCAACACCAAGTTCGTTGGTACCCTGAACAACTCGCTTCGCGTCTACGTTGACCAGTATGCTCAGGACGACACTCCTGTTCTCGTTGGTTACAAGGGCCAGGGCGAAATCGACGCTGCGGCATACTACTGCCCATACGTTCCGCTAACTTCGTCGGGCGTTGTTATCGATCCACAGACTTTCGAGCCAGTGGTTTCGTTCATGACCCGTTACGGTTACCTAGAGCTAACCAACAGCGCATCGTCGCTTGGTAACGCTGCGGACTACCTGGGTCTGGTCGGTATCAACACCGCGAACCTGAAGTTCCTCTAACCTATTGAAATCCTTGAAGAAATTTAGGGATTTGGGGTTTTAGAACTTAAAAAGAAATGGGGCGCAGAAATGCGCCCCATTTTGCTGACTTATAGATTGTCTAGATCAATACCCTGAATTTCCAGAATATGTTTCCAATCATTAGGTAAATGTTGTCCAACCTCAATCCGGGCAATTCTATAACCCATCCTAACCGCGGCTAGATTCTTTTTACCGTCCCTAATCTGCATCTTATAAAACGCATCGTCTGACCCGTGTAAGGAAGATTTGTAATGCCAAGGTCCGTCTATTTCTACGATGAGCTTTTCCTCAATCAGGAAATCATATAGATAGTGTGGATTAGAGCTATGGAACTGTTTCTTATATCGTAGCCCTTTTTCTTTTAGAATAGATTCAAATTCCAACTCAGGTTTCGTGTCAAACCATATCTTAATGCCGACTGACTCCGGCTTATCGCGCATAACCTTAAGACGAGCTTCTCGATACCTTTCCCGCATCTCATCAGTGATTTCCCGATTGCGCCGCGCTTCCCACGCGGCTTCCATCTTTGGTCGCCACTCAGATTCAGGACGATTCCTCGCGATCTCACTCATTCGATCACGCATCTCTTGTGACCGTGGACCGGTGGCAAAACCACCTCCGTTGGCCTCAATTGCGCGTTTGAGAGAAGCTTGTTGACGTTCTACTGCTTCTCTAGGCATTACTTTGCCCGTGTGTGCCTTGCCTATCTTGTCCTTGGTTTCTTGACTATGTGGCTTTCGCTTCAGAGCAGCAAGTCTCTTTTTCTCACGAGTTTCCTCGCTGTCTTTTTTGCCTAGCTTTCCTTTATTCACAGAACGGCCCTCAGCAAATCCCCTTTTCAAAGATTCACTGAGGGCTCGACGATGTGATTCAGATATCAAATTAGACAGCCATCTTGACCGTGCGGATCGAAACCCCGAGTTCCTTGGCAATATATTCGTCGGTCTTTCCAACAGCCCGAAGGCCCTTGATTGCCATATTCTGCTCAGGGGTTGGCAGCGGGTCAGAAACCGGTTCACTGACGGGTGCCACGGGCGGCACAGTTGAATTTGCCTTGTCGGCCGTGTTCTTGGCTGTCTCCGTGATCCTTCCAAAGATCAGCGTAACGGCCGGAACTACGGTGGTCTTCGCCAGCGTAACAGCTTGGTTGACATCGTTGAACAACGCATTGTTCAATTCTGCAATGGCCCTTTGTGTATTCTCAAACATGCGGTTCTCCACTAGATCCCTCTATATAATGCCCAATAGGTCTTCAAGCAAGAAGATTAATTCCTACCAAGATCAGTAGGACACCTCCGCCGATCTCCGCATAGTTACCCCATCGTGATCCCATGTGTGATCCGGCTCTAAAACCGATAACACAAAGAATGGCGGTAATGCTGCCGATCACTATTGCGTTGGTCAGAAAAGAAAGCCCCAGCAAGGGCAAAGTAATACCCGCGGCAGCGCCATCCAAGCTCGTTGCAAGTGATGCGCTGAGAAGCCCTGTGAGGGCCCAGCCGGCGCCTTCTTGTCCAACAGTAGGGCTTGATTCCTCGTCGTGTTCTAGACCCTCTGTGAGCAGCTTACCACCCAGCAAGCATAGGACGGCGCAGGCGATCCAAGGAGCAACGTCCTTCCAAGCATCTATGATGTCACCAACGAACCATCCCAGCGCGATCATAACCACGTGCATCAGCCCAAAGACTATTCCGGTCAATATGGCGTTCTTCCACAAGTGGCTTGAAGCAGCGCCTCTGGCGATCGAAACAGCGAACGCGTCGGCCGCAAGGGCAAAGGCTAGAACGAATAAGGTTAGCATCCAATTTGGATAGCATGATGTGACATCAAATTGCTATATTCATGGAAATGGGCAGGCGTTGCCGCCTGCCCACTTGTCTTCC